TGGGAGCCGGATGCGTTCATGGTTGAAAAGAAGTCCAATGGCGCGGCACTCTACCAGGAGCTCAGGCGCATGGGTATACCAGTCGGGGAGTTCACACCTGGCAAAGGTCAAGATAAAATCTCTAGAGTTAATGCTGTTTCAGATTTGTTCAACTCAGGGATTGTTTGGGCGCCGCATCACAGGTGGGCTAAGGAAGTAATTGAAGAATGTAACGATTTCCCTAGCGGAGTCAACGATGATTTGGTAGACTCTACTACATTGGCACTAATGCGTTTTAGGCAAGGTGGATTTATTCGTTTACCGAGCGATGAACCAGAAGACGATATATTGTATAAGTACCGTAAAAAGGCAGCGTACTATTAGTTATGGATTACGAAACACTACTTAAATTAAATGATGTAGAAAGCGTTTATAAAACAGAACGCGGGTCAACGTATGCTCAGCATTCAGACTCAACATCAACTAGAAATCGTAGTGGCGCAGGACATGCAGATAAAACAGAAGGTATGCAACCAAGGTCTGGTAAGACAGTATATATGACGCCTGAGAACGTAAGTAAGCTAGGTGGTTTATTCCAAAACCCAGATATGGCTACAAAGTTTACGCCTGTATTTGATGAGAAAGGTAAACCAACCGGTAAAGCTGCTTTGACTCTATTAGAAGATTATGGTCCAAGAAAGGCTGGCTCTGTTTTACTTGAAGCCCCTTATCAAACAAGACCGGCAGTAGGAATGAGTCCCGTTGAAATATATCGTAGTGATAGTAAGATTGGCGATACAGGAAGAGGCATTCATTTTGGTAATAAGATTACAGAAGTCCAGCCAGCTCGTAGTGGTGGCGGTGGTGGCGGCGGTATACCATCAGACAAGATGGATAAAATGAAGAAGATGAATTACAGGTCAGGCGGAGGCGTAAAGATGCCCCAAGAGTATTCACAAGGCAATTGGAAGCTAATTTAAATGGTTACACAAAAATTTACTGGTAGAAATCAATTAATTGACAGACTTGCGGCGCAAGTAGGTGACCGTGGTAAAGCTATTAGCATTTTACAAGAACGTGGGCATTTGAAAGAAGATGGTAAAACATATACCGCCGAAGGTATGAAACGTAATATGATGACCGCAGAGGAACGTGCAATAAATAGAGCGGCTAAACGCTCTGGCAAAACCGAAGCTAAATACAAGTATGACGTAAAGACTAATAGAGCGACGCTCAAAGGAAAGAAATAATTATGGCTATTGATAAATCACTTAGACAAGCTCCTTTAGGTCTAGACCAACTAAACCCAGAAGAGATGGGCGATGAACCAGCGATGGAGATTACTATCGAGGACCCAGAGTCTGTAGAGATTGGTATTGATGGTCAACCGATATTAAGAATAGAAGAAGCCGAGGATGATGAAGAAGACTTTGGCGCAAACCTTGCTGATGAGATTAATCCTAGTGAGTTACAGAAAATTGCTGGTGATTTAATTGGTGACTTTGAGTCTGATATTAGCGCTAGAAAAGAATGGATACAAACATACGTTGATGGTTTAGAACTATTAGGTATGAAGATTGAAGAACGTTCAGAACCTTGGGAAGGTGCATGTGGTGTATATCACCCACTGCTATCAGAGTCACTAGTTAAGTTCCAAGCTGAAACAATGATGGAAACCATGCCAGCGGCAGGTCCAGTTAAGACACAGATTATTGGTAAAGAAACAACTGAGAAAAAAGAAGCAGCGGTTCGTGTACAAGATGACATGAACTATCAGATTATGGATGTGATGAAAGAATACCGTCCAGAGCATGAGCGCATGTTATGGGGCTTAGGCTTATCTGGTAATGCCTTTAAGAAAGTTTACTTTGACCCGTACTTAGGGCGTCAAGTATCTATGTATGTACCAGCTGAAGATGTAGTTGTCCCCTATGGAGCTTCTAGCTTAGAGTCAGCTGAGCGTGTTACTCATGTAATGCGTAAGACAGAGAACGAAATTAAGCGTCTTCAATATGAAGGCTTCTACCGTGATGTAGACCTAGGCGAACCTTCTCAAACGATGGATGAAGTTGAGAAAAGTATTGCTGAAAAGATGGGCTTCCGTGCTTCATCAGATGGTCGCTTTAAATTACTAGAGATGCACGTAGACTTAGACTTACCGGGCTATGAAGATGTAGATGATGACGGTGAGCCTACAGGTATTGCACTTCCTTATGTAGTTACTTTAGAAAAAGGCACCAGCGAGATTCTAGCTATTCGCCGCAACTGGGAGCCAGATGATGAATCTCATCAGAAACGCCAGCACTTTGTTCACTATCCGTATATTCCTGGTTTTGGATTCTATGCTTTTGGCCTTATCCACCTTATCGGTGCTTTTGCTAAATCTGGCACATCAATAATTCGTCAATTAGTTGACGCAGGTACATTATCTAATTTACCGGGCGGATTTAAAACTCGTGGATTACGTATCAAAGGGGACGACACGCCGGTGAGCCCAGGCGAGTTCCGTGATGTGGATGTTCCAAGCGGTACAATGCGTGACAACATCTTACCTCTACCATATAAAGAGCCATCTCAAGTTCTGTATTCATTACTAGGAACTATCGTAGAAGAAGGTCGTAGATTTGCTGGCGCAGCAGACATTCAAGTATCTGATATGGGTGCAAATGCTCCTGTGGGAACTACTCTAGCTATTTTAGAAAGAACTTTGAAGACTATGAGCGCTGTTCAGGCTCGTATTCACTATTCAATGAAGCAAGAGTTCCGTTTGTTAAAGCGCATTATTGCTGACTATGCTCCAGAAGATTATTCATATGAGCCAGAAGAAGGTAGCAGAAAAGCTCGTCGAGCGGACTATGAGTTAGTAGATGTTATTCCTGTATCTGACCCGAATGCATCAACAATGGCTCAGAAAGTTGTTCAATATCAAGCAGCTTTACAGTTAGCTGGAACAGCTCCACAGTTATATGACTTACCTTTGTTACACAGAGAAATGCTTGAAGTTTTAGGTATTAAGAACTACCAGAAACTTGTTCCTATGGACGATGATATGAAACCTCGTGACCCAGTCACAGAGAATCAGAATCTTCTTAAGAGCAAACCTGTTAAAGCGTTTTTATACCAAGACCATAAGGCGCATATTGCAGTTCACATGGCTATGGCGCAAGACCCACAGGTACAACAACTAGTTGGTCAGAACCCACAAGTAGCTCAAATGTTAACGGCTGCTTTGACCGCACATATTGCGGAGCATTTAGGGTATGAATACCGTAAACAGATAGAAGCACAGATGGGAGCAGAACTCCCACGTTATGGCGAGAACGACGAAGACAACAGCGTCGGAATCCCAGAGTCTATAGAAGTACAAGTTTCCCAGATGGCTGCCCAAGCTGCACAACAGATATTGGCTCAGCATCAACAGGAAGCACAAGCAGCAAAAGCACAGCAACAAGCTCAAGACCCACTTATTCAGATGCAACAGCAGGAACTACAGCTTAAAGCTCAGGACTTGCAACGTAAAGCAGCAAAAGACCAGTCTGATGCAATGCTTAAACAGCAACAGATTGAAGTGGAAAGACAGCGTATTGCAGCGCAACAAGAAAATGCAGGAGCTCAATTGGCAGTTAAAGCTTCTATGGAACAGAGACGTTTGGCGTCTGACCAGGAAGCACAAGGCTTTAAATCTGGTATGGAAACATTAAGACAAATGCAAGCTATGCAACAGAATAAATCTAAAAAGGACAATAAATGACCGGACTAGAACTCCTGATTAAACAGGCGGACGAAAAGGCAGAACAACTCAAAGAAGCTTTGGCAACAGGAAGTGCTAAAGACTATGAAGAGTACAGAGCAATATGTGGTGAGATAAAAGGTCTTCTCACTATGAAAATGTATACCAAAGACCTACAACAACGTATGGAGAACTCTGATGAGTAATATAGATTTAAGCCAGGCGGTAGATTTATCTGCCTTAATGGACAAATCACAGGATGAAAAGGCTAAACAGTTGCCTCAGCCGTCTGGATACCGCATATTATGTGCAATTCCAGAGCAAGAAAAAGAGTATGACAGTGGCTTGTTAAAAGCTGACCAAACTCTTCATTACGAAGAAGTATTGACCACAGTTCTATTTGTGGTTGATATGGGCCCAGATTGTTTTAAGGATGATAAACGTTT